GTAAAAACAAAAATGTATTAGAATTTGATCTAACGTTCAACAATAGATATTTAACACCAGTTCCAAGAGATGGTAGTGCAGACACAGAAACTGCACAGAATATTGGTGCAAGTGCAACAGCTAATAATGAAGATAAATCAGGAACAATAAAAAACAGCGAAGGTGACGCTGAGCCTAAACTGTCTCCGTTAAAATCAGTTATTGAATCTGACATTGAAATTATTACATCAGGTATGAGAGCTGTACCTTCTGATGCTAAAGAAGTAATTGCACGTACTTTCCATAAAGCATTGGTATACAGTATGGTGGATCTAGTAAAAGTTGAATTACAAATAATGGGAGATCCTTATTACATAAGTGACAGTGGTACAGGAAACTATATGTCAGCACAAGGTGCAACTTGGTTTGCAGATGAAAATGGACATATTGACCATGTACGTAGTCAGCAATTTATTGAGTTGAATTTTAAAACACCATATGATTATAGTCCAACATCAAGTACAATAGAATTTCCAGTAACAAAGGATGACAGTGGAGTTAAAATTAGACAATTTAGTGGGTTATATAAAGTAACGTATGTTAAGTCTGAATTTAATCAAGGTAAGTTTATACAAACACTATCATTGTTAAGAATGAATACACAAACAGAATTAGATTACAAAAAAGAAAAAGCGGCACAAGAAGGACCAGGACCAGTTGATGATGCCGGCGATGGTATAACAAACAACTATCCGGGAGGGTTTATGGCATGATGAATCCATTACTAGATAAAGTATCAAAAGATAACGTCCCAATAATGATGCCAGGGCCTTACCTTGCTAAGGTAGTGAGCTTTATTGATTCAGAATACATGGGCACTTTACAAGTGCAGTTATTAAAAACTACAACAACGGGTAACCCAAACTTTGCTGGCGGGTCAATGTACCAAGCGAAATACTTGTCACCGTTTACAGGACAAACTCCAAGAAATGGAGTAACAGCAAATGACGGTTATAGAGATAGCCAACAAGCATATGGTATGTGGATGATTCCACCAGACATTGGAACGCAGGTTCTTATAATTTTTGCAGAAGGTAACCCAAATATGTGTTACTGGTTAGGCTGTGTTCAAGATAGGTATATGAATTTTTCTGTACCGGGAAATGCCGCAACGTCATTTACTAAAAAAGTTGACGCTGAAGGTAACGACTTAATTGACGAAAAAATGAAACCTGCTAAATTGCCGGTTAGTGAATATAATAAAGTAACTGAAACAGGACTTGCACAAGATCCTACAAAGTTTGAAAAACCACACCAAAAAGAATTTGTAAATGGCTTAGTTGAATCAGGATTAATATTTGACGAAACAAGAGGAATTACAACGTCAAGTGCAAGACGTGAAGTACCAAGTGCAGTCTTTGGATTTAATACACCAGGACCTATTGATAAACGTCCAGGTGCTCCTAAATCAAGAATAGGTACTAACGAAGAATTTGTTGATGTTTACAAGTCAAGACTTGGCGGAACTTCTCTTGTAGCAGATGACGGCGACGATAAATTTTTAAGAAAAACAACAGCAGACAAAGGTCCACCAGAGTATGCTGATGTAATGGAAAATGAAACAGACGGTAAAAGAGAATTACCACACAACGAATTATTCCGTGTGCGTACTAGAACAGGACACCAAATACTTTTACACAACACAGAAGATTTAATCTACATAGCCAATGCTAGAGGTACTGCTTGGCTTGAGATGACAAGCGATGGTAAGATTGACATTTATGCTGAAGATAGTATTAGTATGTTTAGTGCTAATGATTTTAATTTTACAGCAAATCGTAATGTTACTATTGAAGCTGGTGCAAATTTATACTTAAAAGCAAGTGACAATTATGGCGGTAGTTCAAAGCCAGGCGGCAAAATACAAATAGAATCTTCCGCTGATACAAATATTTTAATTGGTGCTAACGGTAAAATTACAACAGCAACTAACTTTGATCTAAACACAGGTTCTGCAAACAAGTTTACAGCAGGTACAACTACTGATATAAACAGTGGCGGAAACCATACAGAAACAGCACCTAAGATTGACATGAACGGTCCAACAGCCGCAATAGCTGATCAAGTTAGTCCGTTGAACACACATATTAACCCAGGACCATCGTCATTAGGATGGTTAAGCCAGCGTATGCCACAACACGAACCGTGGCCTTGGCATGAAAATTTAAACCCTCAGGCATTTAAACCAGTTGCCACTGATAGGGATAATAATTTTACAACTAAAAATGATGAACCAAATCCTAGTATTCCAGATACATTTAAGAAAACTAGTAAAGCTAACGAATAAAAAGTAAGGTAAATATTGATATGGCAAGCGAATTATATAAAAATATTGTAGTTAACAGCAACGCATCTCCGGCTAACCCAACTTCGACAAATCGTGCTTACAGAGGCCTTAGCACAGTTAACCCGGAAAACGTTAGTAAAACGTTATACGACATCGGTTTAATCAAACAAGACTTGCTTAACCACTTCCATATTAGACAGGGTGAAAAATTAATGAATCCTGAGTTTGGAACAATTATTTGGGACGCAATATTTGAACCACTGACGCCGTCAATGGAAGAAGCAATAGCTGAGAACGTTAAAAGAATTGTAAATTCAGATCCAAGAGTTACTGCAAATTCAGTTATTATTGACACATACGAAAGTGGAATTATTATAGATTGTGATTTAACATATTTGCCGTATAATATCAGTGAAAAAATGCGTTTAACGTTTGATGAAAACTCGGGAATGAATTAACTACACACTTAACAGATTACACTAAATAGTATTATACTAAGGAAAGCAAATAAATGGCGGCAACAGATAGACAGAATAGATTATTAATAGCAGAAGATTGGGCTAAAGTATACCAATCTTTCCGTAATGCTGAATTCAAATCATACGATTTCGACAACTTACGTCGAACAATGATTAACTATATACGTCAAAACTATCCAGAAGATTTTAATGACTACATTGAATCAAGTGAATACTTAGCACTAATTGATCTTATCGCTTTCCTAGGTCAAAACGTTGCTTTCCGTGTTGACTTAAATGCTAGAGAAAACTTTTTAGAACTTGCATCACGTAGAGAAAGTGTTCTACGTTTAGCACGTTTACTTTCATATAATCCAAAGCGTAACAAACCAGCTAACGGATTACTTAAAATGGAAAGTGTTTCAACATCAGAAGATATATTAGATAGTAATGGTACAAATCTTTCTAATCAAGGAGTTATTTGGAACGATCCAAGTAATTCAAATTGGAGAGAACAGTTTGAAAGAGTACTTAACGCCGCATTGCCTAACAATTCGCAATTTGGAAAACCAATTAAAAAAGATAAAGTAGAAGGTGTTCCAACAGACCAGTATAGATTTAATGCATCAAACACTGATGTTCCAGTTTATACCTTTAGTAAGAATGTTGATGGAAGAAGTTTACAGTTCCAACTTGTTAGTACTGATGTTGTTGATGGTGTTATTTCAGAAGAAGCACCGCTTCCAGGAAACAGTTTAGGATTTCTTTATAGAGATGATGGTAGAGGACCAGGTTCAACAAACTCAGGATTCTTTACACACTTCCGTCAAGGTACACTTGATAGCGGAATATTTAATATTGACACACCAAGTACTAACCAAACAGTAAGCATTGACGCAACTAATGTTAATAATGATGACGTTTGGCTTTACAAATTAAATTCAATTGGTGCTGAGGATCAGCTATGGACAAAGGTTGATGCAGTTGAAGGCAACAACATTGTTTATAATAGTACAAGAAAAAATCAAAGAAACATTTATGCTGTACTAACAAAAGTACAAGATTCAATTGATATGATCTTTAGTGATGGAACATTTGGTAATCTTCCTAAAGGATCTTTTAAAGCATATTTTAGAACTAGTGCAAATGATTCATTTAATGTTGTTCCTAAAGACTTAACAAATATTTCTGTAACAGTTCCTTATACATCTAAAGCAGGTAATGCTGAAGTATTAAACTTAGTATTTTCTTTAAAGTACACAGTTGATAATTCAAGTATAAGTGAATCAAACGCAAGTATTAAATCAAATGCTCCTTCAACTTACTATACACAAAATAGAATGGTAACTGGTGAAGACTACCAAGTAGCACCATTAGGAGTTAGCCAAGAAATTATTAAAGTAAAAACTGTTAACAGAACATCTAGTGGTATTAGTAGATATTATGATTTACTTGATGCAACAGGAAAGTATTCAAATACTAGCTTGTTTGGCACAGATGGATTATTATATAAAGAATTAACAGATAGCAAAGAGTCGTTTACTTTTAGTACTAGAACAGATGTTGAAGGTACTATTGAAAATGTAATTACACCAATATTATCAAAAACGTCAGTTATTAATTACTACTTAGATAAGTTTCCTAAAGTATTAGTTACTGACTTACAAGCAAGTTGGTCACAATCATCAACAGCTACAAATTATAGTACAGGTAAGTTTTTAGATTCAGTTAGTTCTACATACCAAGTTGGAACATTTACAGGTAGTGGACTACGTTTTATTGAACCAGGAAGTTTAATTAAATTTGTTGCACCAGTAGGAAAGTATTTTGGTATAGACGGTACACTACAAACAGGAAACGTTTTACCAGCAGGAACAAAAACTTATGCTTGGACTAAAGTTGTATCTGTAGCAGGTGATGGCAGAACTGATAATACTGACGGCAGTGGACCAATTGCATTTAACGATGTAATACCAACAGGTGCAGTACTTTCAGAGATTAGACCAAAGTTTAGTAAAGCACTTGTTACTGATGTTAAAACACAAATCATTGACCAAATTTTTGCATACAAAACATTTGGATTAAGATACGATACTAATTTAAGACAATGGCGTTTAATTACAGAAAACAATTTAGATATTACAAGTAACTTTAGTACAGGTAAAACAGGTGATATTACTAATCAACAATTAGATGCAAGTTGGTTGTTACTATTTGAAACAGACGGAGCTCAGTATACTGTTAGTTACAGAGGTCTAAGATATGTGTTTGAAAGTAATCAAGAAATTAAATTCTTTTACGACAGCGAACAAAAAATTTACGATAATAAAACAGGACAAATTGTTAAAGATAAAATTGAAGTATTATCAATTAACACAGTTCCAGATGCTATTACACCTTTTACTATTGACTATCCTTGGCAAATTACAAAAGAGTATAGAGACCCTGAAGGATATATTGATAGTAAAAAAGTTGAAGTTGGATTCTTTGACAGAGATGACGATTCAGTTGTTGACGACCCGGATACATTTAACGTATTAATTGCACCTGAAACTAATATTAATGATAAATTTGTTTTTCTAAAGAAATACACAACGTCAGATAATATTGAAGATTTTAAATATGTTGATAACGATATTGAAAAAATTACAGTTGTTACTAACGACAGTTTCATTCAAACATCAGGAATGCCAACAGGCAAAATATTTTATGTTGTAAAAACTGATGTATTTAAAAAGTATGATGCAACTACATTATTACTAACACAAACAACAGATTATAAAGCATTTACAGGTAGAGATAAATTAAAGTTCCATTATGTGCATACAGCAGATGATGATGCTCGTATTGATCCAAGCAGTTCTAATATTAATGACTGTTACTTGTTAACAAAAACATATGACACAAACTTTAGACAATACTTAACTGGTGTAACAGCAAGTTTACCTTTACCACCAAGTAGTGATAATTTGTTTAACAGTTATGGTGCTGAAATTAATAAAATTAAGTCAATTAGTGACGAAGTAATTTATCATCCAGTTAAGTACAAAGTACTGTTTGGAGATAAAGCCGAAACTAATATGCAGGCAACATTTAAGATTGTAAAAAACCCAGAGCAAGTTGTTAACGATAATGATATTAAGTCAAAAGTTATTAATGCAATCAATCAATTCTTTGCATTAGAGAACTGGGACTTTGGCGATACTTTTTACTTTACAGAATTAAGCACATACGTAATGAATGCTGTTAGCCCAAACTTAGTAAGTTTAATTATTGTTCCAAAACAAACAGGACAAGCATTTGGTAGTTTGTTTGAAATACGTAGTGAAGCAGATGAAATTTTTATTAGTGGTGCGTCGGTTGATGACGTTCAAGTTATTGATGCCATTACAGCAAGTAGAATACAAGCAACAGGCAATGTTGTAACAGCGTCAAGTACGTCAACAAACAGCGGAATTACAAGTGGCACTACTTACAGTAGTTCATCTTATTAAGGGGATAAGCTAAATGGCTTTTAACGATAATCAATCCGATAATGCTCTTCCAGTAGGAGCAAATCAATCTAAAAGGGCTAGTGTAGATCACTTACCTAAATACTTTAGAACGGATTCGAATAAAAAGTTTCTTAGTGCTACACTCGACCAACTTTTAAATCCAGGTGTTGCTGAAAAAATATCAGCATACTACGGAAGACGTATTGCAAAAGCTAGAGTTGCATCTGATAATTATATCGCAGACGATAATGTTGATAGAGAAAACTATCAATTTGAACCTGCTACTTTAGTTCAAGACGAATTAAACAACGTTACATTTTACAAAGATTATAACGACTTTAAAAATCAAATTAGAGCGTTTAATGGTACAGTTGAAAACGACAGCGTACTAAACAAACAGGAATACTATTCTTGGAACCCACATATTAATTGGGATAAGTTTACTAACTATAGAGAATATTATTGGCTACCAAACGGTCCAATAGGTATTGGTGTTGCAGGACAGGCTAAAGACATTGACAGTACATTTACTGTTACTAGTCAAGACAATCTTGATAATACTGCATATGTATTTTCGCCAGATGGTAAAACACAAAACCCATCATTAAAATTATATAGAGGACAAACATATACATTTGTTCTTAATACTCCGGGCATGCCTTTAACATTTAGAACTGCTAGAAGTTTAGATGCTGAAGTGTTATACACAACTGGAGTTGACGATAGTACACAAACAACTGATGTTGGTACAATTACATTTGAAGTTGATATTAATGCACCGGATACTTTATATTATATTAACGGTAATGACATTAACACAAGCGGCTTAATTAAAATTTATGATATTGTAGAAAATAGTAAAATTGATGTTGAAGCAGAAATTATCGGCAAACAAAGTTATACAATGTCAAACGGACATTCATTATCAAATGGAATGAAAGTATACTTCCAAGGTGATGTAACTCCTGCAAAGTACGCTGAAGGCGAATGGTATGTTGAAGGTGTAGGAGATAAAATTAAATTAGTATCTGACGCAAATGTACAGATACCTGGAACATATTCTACAGACAAACCTGTACCATTTGATTCAGAAGCATTTGATAGAGTACCGTTTAGTAATGCAAATAGTTTTGCAGGTACAAAAGATTACGTTTGTATGAATAGATCAAGTGCTGATTTAAATCCATGGTCAAGATATAATAGATGGACACACAAATCTGTTATTGAAGCTACAGCAACAATCAACGGTATTGTTCCAGAAATTGATCAAGCAAACAGAGCTAAACGACCAATTATTGAATTTAACGAAAATATTAAATTGCATGAGTTTGGTACTGAAGCAAAAGCTAATGTAGATTTAATTGATACATTTACATCTGATGTGTTTAGTACTATTGAAGGTGAATTAGGTTACAACATTGACGGAGTTGATGTTGCAGACGGTATGCGTATTTTGTTTACAGGTGATCCTGATACAAGAGTTAAAGGCAAAATTTATAAAGTAAACTTTATTACACATAACAATGTTAGACAAATTAGTTTAGTTGAAGAAGCTGACACAACACCATTGTTAAATGAAGTAGTACTAATTGAAGCTGGTAATACTAACAAAGGTAAAATGTGGTATTACAATGGAACTAAGTGGTGTATAGCACAAGAAAAAACAGCAACTAATCAAACACCAATGTTTGACTTATTTGATACTAGCGGGTGTACTTTTTCTGACACAACAAAATATCCTAGTACAACATTTATTGGTAACAAACT